TGGGGATAGTTCGCAGGCACAAACATGTCATAGCTCAGCCACACTTCGGGGTAGGCTGTGTCACTATCTTGATCAGCAGCTCGCACCTCATCTATAGAGGATGTAAGCGTGAACCCAAGCTCTATCCAACGCCCAAATGCGAACCTGTAGGCGTTTACGCTGTTAACTCCGTCCGGTCCCACAACACTATCAATCCTGGAACTTCCTGCTCCAGCGGTGTTTATGGCACCTGATTTTGACCATCTGAAGTAGTCGTTGTGCTTTGTCGTGTCGCCTGTCTCGAAAGAGTCCTGAAACAGCAGGCCAGCAGGCTGCACCGCTGGCGCAACTTCAACCCACGCCGAACCATCACTGCTCATTTCTATATCATCAAGCAAAAACTCTGTGTCTTCATCAAATGGCTGATTGAAGTAGCCGAGGAAATTACCCTTCTGCCAGCCTTGTATACCTGTAGCCGGTAGCGGTAGATCAGCATCTAATCTCTCATGGAACTGAGTAAAACTAGTCTCCCCTTCCCATCGTCGCCATGTTTGAATTATACCATCTAGTGATTCTGTTGTTGTTGAAGCCTTTGCACGAAACACAATCTGCATCCAGCGCCCTTGGTCGGCGGGTACTGATATAAATTGCTGGTATCCCCGGTTGCCCTGACCGTTTTGAAACTCACCTGGGTTTTGGGCGTACGTTATGGTGCTACCTGTACCATCACTGTTAGGCCATAGACTCCATATCACTCCTCCTCCGCTTCCTAAATTACCGTACCCATCCATCCATAAACTGAGAAACTTCTGGTTATTAGTAGCCGTGGGTCCAAGGTGTGTGTAGTTGGTGGGCACCATCATCCAAAGCTTGATCCAAACATCAGGCACACCCGGAAGCGTCCATTCCTTCTCAGTCCAGTTTTGCCCAGCGGGGTAGTTATGGCTCATTACATAATTACCCCCCGTTTCGGGGTTTGAGCCAGCCTTAATATAAATTCGGGTACTATCTGTGGTTGGCGCACCATCCCAAAAATACCGACCGTCGCTTAATGTGGTTGATATGTCGCCTGTTTCAAACCCATCAAAAAAGTTGAATATAGGAGCATCACTTTTATCAACAATCAAACCAATTCCTTGTGCTAGTCTATTAGCTTGATTTGTAGTTCTAGGATCATATGTTTTATCATTAGGCATATTGTAAAACCTCTTTTAGTTTATTGTGTGCTTGTATTTATAAGCTATATATAAAAGAAAGTATGGAGAATAACATGAGCGACAAAAAACCATTAAAAATTCCAGTGATGGATAATCTGGATGACTTGACAGAGGATGAGCTAAAAAACTACTATGATTACTGGACACAAAAGCTGATCGAAAAACGTCGGGATCACAACACAGCAATAGAAAATTTTTCAAGGTTATCAACAGAATTAGCGAGGCGATACTACAATGCAGACTAAAAGCTACCATCTCAAAAAAGAAAATCTAAGCAAAATTTCAGATGAAGAACTTGATCTGGTTTTGAGAGCATGGCGATTTGAACGCGCTGTTATTCTCAAAGATTACAGCAAGGTAGGAGCCATTTTGACTTCTATCAGATTAGAAATTGAAAAAAGAAAGATAGAAGGTTGATACGGGAATTAAATTATGATAGTATTCGTAGTAGTAGATTCAGATACAGACGAACAAAAAAGTAACATTAATACTGGAACAAAAATATACACCAGAAAACATAATGCAGTCACACAAGCTGCCAAGCTAACTTGGCGCGATAGAAAATGTGTGGTGAAAGAGTATGAATTAGTATACACAGAAAACACCTATGATTGTGATGGTGAATTTGTTCACAGCTAGTAAGTGGGGGTTGCACCCCCTTAATTTTAATGCTATAATGGTTGTAGAAATTGAGAAAAAGCCTACACAGGAGATTAGATTTGTACGATTCACTTGTTGCCAATCTGACAGAGAAACAAAAGAAGCGTGTTGATATTGTATATAATATGGGGGAGGAAGTAGTTGATAAAAACGTAACTGATTTTCTTTACGCTAAACGCTTCGCGTGTAAGATACCTCATTATGGAAGCTCATACACTTTTCGCATTGAGAAAGATGAAGACATTAGAAAAGCAATGCGTAAAAACAGTTTCTTTTATGGCTACTGCAACTACAATAAAAAATTAGTTGTGCTCAACCTTGATCATGTGCTACTGTCAGCACCAGATGAGATAGTTGATACCATACTCCATGAATGCGCTCATGCCGTTGATCATCATTGGTTAGGTACATCAGGACACGGTAAAAATTGGAAGCGAGTATCACGCATGTTTGGCAACACACCTTTAAGAGCATCTAAAATAGGGTGTGAAGAATTACAAGCCAAACATAGAAAAGAAAGCAAATACAAGATTGTGTTCTTAGATGATAAGAATTTGAAGGCCACGGTGGTATCAGAATGTTCAAGAAAGTTGAAAGACCTTGGAAAGCGATCAATGAAATCTGATCCAAGGACATTTGGGAGACTGTGGATGGCGAAGGCAGAAGACTACGAAAGAATTGGATCAGACTTTAAGAGAATCGCAGAAGTAGTGTTTCGATAAAAATAGGAGTTACGCTGAATGGGTTGTTGCCATGCAATCCATTCTTTCTTTTAACCTAAACAAAAGGTAAAAATAATGGCTGATCAGCAACATGATAGTTTCACAAAAGCAATGTTCCAATTCAATACAGTCTTTGGTAAAGATTGGCAACGTCATATCCATCCTCAAGATCGTGATGAAATGTGTGGATACCTAATTCGTATGATTGGTGATACAAAGGACACACTATTCAACGTGTGGAATTCTACAACAAACCGACCTTCTGGTGTGGAAAAACTCAAGGGATGTGTAAAAACCTTGATCAAAACACAATCCAGTCGTAGTTATTTCGTGGAATGTCCTACGAGGGACTAAGGGTTTTATGGAAATTATAAAATATGGTCGCAAGAAAAGCGGCATCAAAAGACAGTTGCAAGAAAAAATCAACAATTGGATTGCATCAATTAATGATGAACATGTGCAAAAGCTGGTTCGTAAGAATACAATCGTCACTGGTGGTTCAATCGCATCTATGCTTTTGGGTGAACAGGTAAACGATTATGATGTCTATTTTCGTGACAAAGCTACAACACTGGCAGTTGCAGATTATTACGTCAAAGAGTTTAATCTCAACAATGAGTGTAAAGGTGGTGTCGAATACGAGCCGTTTGTAAAAGAAGAAACCCTTAAAAACATCAAAGGGGAACTTGAAGAACGGGTTGTTATCTGGATGCAATCGGCTGGTGTAGCGAGTGAAGATCAAGATGATTATCACTACTTTGAAGGTTTGCCAGAAGAAGAAACAGTCAAGTTTGCTGAATCACTCGCTAATGATGTGGCTGATAAAACAAAGCCTCGATATCGTCCTGTATTTCTGTCACAGAATGCCATTACGCTATCTGATAAGATGCAGCTTGTGACACGGTTCTATGGAGAACCCACTGAGATTCACGACAACTACGATTTCATTCATGCTATGAACTACTATGATCATGGAACGGAATCGCTTGTATTGAAGCCAGAGGCGCTAGAATGCCTACTCAGTCGAACACTGGTGTATGCAGGGTCACTATATCCTGTTGCAAGTGTATTTAGGACTAAGAAGTTTATTGAGCGGGGATGGCGCATTACAGCAGGACAACAGTTAAAGATGATGTGGCAAATCTCAGAATTGGACTTGAGTGACTTTTCGGTTATTCGTGAACAATTGACAGGGGTTGATATGGCCTATATGTGGCAATTGATTCAAGCTCTAAATGATGTAGAGCCAGAAAAAATAAATGCTACGTATGTATCAGCAATAATTGATAATATTTTTGACTGATTGATATGTTAGAAGGGGGGACAGTGTTTATTCTTCTGACCCTTCAAAATTTCCCTGTAGTTTGATAATTGCGTTGAAGTGATCTTTACTGATGAAATTCTTCTGGTTTTCGTTTTGTATTCTCATCATTTCTTTTTCAAGCTCATGGCTTTTTTCGCGGGTCATATCAATCTTACGTTCAAGATCGTTGATAAGAGTCTTAATCAAATTGATTTCAACGGTAATAAAATAACGAAGTTCTTTATTCTTAGTATCAATTGATGTATAAATTTCACCTATGCGTTTATCAAAGTGCGCTCTGAATTCTTTTAAATCTTCTCTAGTTTCCTTTGAGCTTTTTTCTTGTGTTGAAGAAATTGATTCAATCATTTCTTTGGTGGAATCTCTGAGTGCCTTTACCATTTTTTCAGCACCATCTTGTGTTTTAATAGATTGTGTGCGTGAATACCATATGGCAGGAGCCACAAGCATAGCACACATACCAAAAATTACAGATATAATTTGCCAAATTTCTAATTGTTCTGGATTCATAATTGATTACGTCTTTTGATTTTGTTATAATTTATCTAACTATTTATATGGAAAAAATGATGATTCAAACGAAATTGTACGTAGATGAAGCTTGGATGAAACGCTTGAGCCTTGGACTAAAGCGTTTCAAAAAAGTCAAGAATAATGTACATGTTTGTCGTTGTCCTTTCTGCGGTGACTCAAAAAAGAGTAGTACGATAACGCGATTTTATTTTTATGTAAGAAAGGGTAGCTTGAATGTTCAGTGTAAAAACTGCAACTACTCTCATTCATTCTTTGTTTTTGTTAAAGACTACTCACCACAACAGTTTGAAGAATACAAAAAAGAAACTTTATTGGATTCCTTTAAACCTAGAAATCATCATACAGAAGAACCCGTTAACACTATCTTAAAATCTTCTAATAACAAACCAGAATTCAGTAGGTCAATCAAACACTTAAAACACACCATTAACTGTGTGAATTTAAAAGAAAATCACCCTGCTACGGTTTATTTATACAACCGTGGATTTAAGTTAGCTCAAATAGAAAGATTATTGTATACGGATGATTTTAAAGCAGTTTGTATGCAATTAAACAAGGAATCATCGAAAAAACTAGTTGACAATGAACAGAGGATAGTGATACCTTTTTATGATGAGGAAGGCTCAATCAAGCTTATACAGGGCCGTTCACTTAAAGAATCAAAGATGAAGTACATCACGATTAAGCTTAGTAATGATGTTGATAAATTTTATGGATTGGAGTCTATAGACCAAAGCAAGACTACATACTGTGTAGAGGGGCCGTTGGATTCTCTGTTTGTCGATAACTGTATGGCAACCTGTGATGCTAACCTAACCCGATCCAATGCAGATGTATTGATATTTGATAACGAACCTAGAAATCCCGATATTGTGAAGTTGATCGGTGGGGCTATAGATCAAGGTAGGTCAGTGGTTATTTGGCCTAACTCACCAGATTCAAAACTTGATATAAATGATATGATACAATCTGGTGTTTCTCAAAAAATGCTAATGAGTGTAATTCGTAAATGTACCTATAAAGGTTTGATGGCAAAATTAGAATTCAATAAATGGAAAAAGGTATAAAATGGCATCGCCTTTAGAAGATGATAACGTAAAGTTAGAAATTTTGCGATATAAACAGGATGATTTAAAATTAGTCCAAATTAGCCAACTTACAGGGGTAGCAAAATCAACACTTCATGATTTTCTTATGAAGAAAACGTATACTAAGTGGTGGGCTGATTACGGGGAAAGACCTGTAGCGGCTGGTAGTATCAATGATCATCATGAAGACATTGAAGTTTTGGGGCAGGGTACATATATTGCTATTTCTGCTCAGAACAACACATTTGTACACAACAAGTTTGTAGACAGTCTTGAAGTTTTGGCTGAACAGAAAAATGCCAAAATTCTTTGTGGTACTTTCACATACAATAAAAGTGGGTTTCTTAATCTTCAAAAAGGAAGTGACGATGAAGAAATATGGTACGATCCACGGATCAAGTCATACATCCTAGACAAGCCTGTGATGATCTGTGACGAGCTTCAATGGTGTGGGGAACTCAACGTACTGCCTACAGCAGTGAACCCTCTTAGTGGCCTTCACAGCTACACTAGAAGCGCATCTGCTATTGTACCACATGCCAAAATGCAGCTTGAGTCGATCCCAACTCATAAATCACTTCCTGCAAAAATGATGTACACCACTGGCTCTGTTACCAAGCGCAACTATATCCAGAAAAAAGCTGGTCAGAAAGCTGAATTTCATCATGTGTTTGGTGCGTTACTTATTGAAGTTGATCAAGATGGTGATGCTTTTGTTCGTCAGTTGGTTGCAGAAAAAGACACGGGTTGTTTTTATGACTTAAATCAATACTACACACCGAATGGTGTTTATCATTCTGACTATGTTGAGGCTATCAATTGGGGTGATTTGCACTCTGAGAAGAAAGACCATAGAGTATACGATGTTTCATTTGGTAGAGAAGACAGCATTATTGATATTTTAAGACCAAAATATCAGTTTGGCAATGATGTATTGGATTTTACTAGCAGAAACCATCATAACATTGGTGATCCATATTTCAGGTTCAAAAAACATCTACGAGGCAACGATTCTGTAAAAGATAACATTTTTGATGTGATTGATACCTTGCAAATGATGGAAAGAGATTTTTGCCAGACTGTAATTGTTGAATCAAACCATGATCTTGCACTTGAGAAGTGGTTGAAGAATTCAGATTACAAAACTGATCCTGAAAATGCGATCTTCTTTCTTGAATGTCAGTTGAAGAAATACAGAACAATTGAGCGTGGGGAAGACGATTTCTCAATCTTTGAATGGGCTGTGAAGTGGAATTGTAAAGAGTTATCACACCTCAGATTTCTTAAAACAGACGAATCATTCCGTATATGTGACGAAGATGGGAATGGTATTGAGTGTGGTCAACACGGCCATAACGGTGCTAATGGTAGTCGAGGTGGTGTAGGTGTTTTTCAGAGAATGGGTAGTCGATATAACGTTGGTCATACTCATACAGCCATGATTAAAGATGGTGTTTATTATGCAGGGGTTAGTGGTTCATTGGATATGGAATATAATATTGGTGGTAGCTCATGGAGCAATTCACATATCGTAACATACCCAAATGGCAAACGATGTATCATAACAATTAAAAACGGAAAATGGCGGGTAGGTGTATGAGTAAAAAAGTAGATCAGTCAATACTAGTAGGTTCTTCAAATACTGTAGAGCATAGAGCATATCCAGCAGGGGCAATCCATAATTTCTATATCTATGGAAGCGTGAGTGAGGATATTAATGATTATGTTGATATGATCACTATCATGGATTTGGCAGAGGAAACAGATGTAATTAATATGTACATCAACACTCCGGGTGGATCATTAGAAACAACTATATCTATAGTCCATGCAATGTTACGCTCCCCCGCACATATTGTGTGTCATGCAGATGGTCAGGTTGCATCAGCGGGTACGTTGATTTTCTTTGCAGGAAAATCGTTTGTAGTGTATCCTTTTGCTCATGCGATGTTCCATGATGCATCAACTATTATTGGTGGAAAAGTCAGTGAAAACTTGAAAGCAGCGGAAGCAACCAGTATACTGATTAAAAAGATTTGTATGGAACTCTATAGACCATATTTCACCAAAAAGGAAGTAAAAAGCATTCTGGCTGGTGGTGATGTGTATCTTAGCTCAGAAGAACTACATGATAGGGTTGTTGCTGGTGTTGAAATTATCCAGAGTGAAATTGACGAAGAAAATGAATAGATTGGCATAATAGAAAGAATGCCTATGTATAGATTTGCACTTTTTCTATACATAGGTTATGCTATATGTACAGGAAACAGGAGAATGTATACATATGACTAATGAAGCAGCTAATTACATAGCATCCATCGACATCTTAGTATTTGTTGGTGGGGGTTTGTTTCTCGTAACTTACGCAATCGGTGATGTACTGATTCGAAACTGGTGGAATAAAAGGAAAATTAAGTGAAAGTATCTTTCATCAATGCCAATGGCATTGAGTACATGGCTCAGTACGACAAAGAAAATGTTCTATTCTCAAGACAAGGGGATCATGAGTCAAAAAAGATGGTCATCGTAGAACTTCATTATGGGGTAATCACAAGCGCTAAGGTAATCCAAAATAAAAATATTATTAACTTGCCTACAGAAACTAGTGTAAAAATCAATGCAGACCCACATGATATTGTGAGACATTACGCACCTATCAGCGAGACAACTACTATATGAAAGATGAAATGATAATCAAACCTGAAATGATAAAGTTTCAAGAATTTGATGATCCAGAAACACACCACATTGATTATGAGTCGATAGTGCAATTTCCTAAATGCACAACAAGGATTTGTAAATCAGCACTTTCTCAATATGGTGATAAAATCGAGTACCTAAATCACATCAGACAACATCATTTAGAAAATCATGATCATGTTGTATATGGACAGTTTAGAAAAGAAATGAAAATAACAATGACGAAGTTCATGGATGAAATATTAAACTATGATACGGGTAATAGTTGGCGAAGCACTGTTGACATTCCCAAAACTGATATACATACATTAAGAGTAAAGCTACAAGAAATTATAATAGGATTGGATTAAAATACAATGCCAGAATATACTTACAAGTGTAGAAATTGTTCTAAGACAAAAACAGAAGTGTTGCCCATGGAAACAAGGGAAAAACCTTGTGCTTTCCCTTGTGATGCGTGTGGTCGATTCTCTTTGTACATACAGATTCAACCAACGAAGATGAGTTATCAAGGCGCTATGAGAACCGATGGTAGCTTTAATGACAGGTTGAAAGAGATTAAAAAAACACTTCCAGAGGGCAGTGACGCACAAAATAATATCAATGAACAAATTAGGTAACTTATGAACTTAGATTGGGAATCTTTTTCAACGCCAACTTTATCAAAAACGATGTTGTTTAAACGTGAAATATTTAACACTATCATTCAAATGGTATGGAGTGCCTATAAAAAAACAGGTGATGAAAAAGAATTCTCTGCTATTTTTCTGGCTATGCTTGAAGATCACCCTGAAATGAAAGATTTATTTGATACTTATTACGAGGAACATTACGGCGAAAGTGGGTGGTCTGACAAAAAAATCATTTTAAGATTCCTAACCAAATTGACAATATTATACGAGAGTCTTGAAATACAAACTGAAAACGTCTAAATAAGGTTATTGAGAATCAACATGGGAGCAGAAATGCGAACCATTTGTAAAGTTTCAAGCCCACAAGATGATTCATAAGCCCAATACGCTTTAATAGGTGTATTGGGTTTTTTTGTTATGGCTGTTTAAAAAACAATCAAAATTAAGGTGTTAATAACAATGGCTAAGAAGCAAAGCAAACTAAAGATCGTAGAAGGTAGTTCACCAGACACGCATAAGTCGTATGCTGGAAAAAAACTAACTCAACATGATCTTGAATCATTCCCCAATCCAACATACCCACAAAAACAGTATATAGACAGTCATTACCGTGATACATCTGTTATACTACAAATCGGGTCAGCGGGAACGGGTAAAACCGCTATTGCTATGTATTGCTCTCTTTCAGATGTTTTTGACAACTCAACTCCATATGACAAAATTGCTATTTTTAGAAGTGCGGTACAGGGTAGAGATGTAGGATTCATGCCGGGGGATAATAACGAAAAGAACGAATCATATGAAGGTCCATATGAATCATTGTGTGATGAGCTTATGAAGTTCAAGACGAATAACTATGACAATCTAAAAGCATCCGGTTATATTGAATTCCACAACACATCATTCTTGCGTGGTATGACATTCAATGATACGATTCTGATCGTTGATGAGTGTCAGAACATGACTTATCAGGAATTGTCTACGATTATTACACGGGTAGGTGTACGCTCTAAGATCATTTTTTGCGGTGATGTCAGGGGTAAACAATTAGACTTATATAAGCGTAATGACGTATCAGGGCTTGATGAATTTTTGAATGTGGTTAATAGAATGCCTTCAACTTCAATTGACATTGTAACATATACACCAAGCGATATTGTTAGATCAGGAATTGTAAAAGAGTTTCTACTAGCAGAGGAAGAATTAGAAGGGTAAAAAGAAAGGGGCATAATTGCCCCTTTCCTCTTTCTGTACCAATGTATTCACATTCAATAGAATTTATAAAGAATGTTCTTATATTGGTACAATTTGTCTTAGATTGTACGCCATACTGTCCAAACATTAGTTTCGTCATATGAACGAACAGCGATACTAGATGAACCCCCGCTTGAATTATCAATAACAATTTGTGTCCTTCCCAACATAAGTAGTGTACCATATACAGAGAATGTAGTTGGTGCGTTTGTTGGTTTTGATCCAGACCACGTATCCATCAAAAACCCTATTGTAATTGTGTTAAGGTCTGTGGTAGAATCTAGACTCTGACGAGTGCTATTTGTTGATACACCGGAATTAACGACACCATTGACCAAACCAATCAATTGTGTCACATCATAATTCTGTGTGTCATCATAATTTGAAAGTGTGTCGAATCTTGCTTTGGACATTATTAACTCCGAATAAAATTATAGTATAATTCTATTTATAAAGGTATAGTATGCGAATATCAGAAATCTTAAATAAGCTACAATCCACAACAAAACGAAATGAAAAAACCGCTATTCTTGAATCACTTAAAGGTGGTCCTGATGAAGACCTATTTAAACGTGTGGCTTGGTTAACATATGAACCAACGGTTAACTTTTGGGTCAAGGATGTAGACTTTTCAGAACAGAAAGAAGTAAACAATTTATTTGAGCAACTAGATATTGAAGTTTGTCTTGAAAAATCTCTTGACGTTCTACAAAATAATATTGCAGAGCGTGTCGTAACAGGAAATGCAGCGCATGATTTAATTATCAAAACGTATCATGGTTTACCAGATGAGGAAAAGGGAACATTCAAATCGGTTATCCATCGTGATCTTAAAGTAGGTGTATCTAAAAAGACTCTCAATAAGGTGTGGCCTGATTTGATCTATGATCATCCCTATATGCGGGCATCATCATTTAGTGTAAAGAATTTGAAGCGTATAGTATTTCCTTGCTTTTCACAAACAAAGGAAGATGGGGAATACGAAGATATTATCATAAACGATCAAATTGATATTCGCAGTCGTAGTGGTGCAAAAAATAATCATCATGCGTCCACTGGTCTGCTATGGGCACTAAGAAATAATATTAATATAGATATTACCCTACAGGGTGAGGTTTTAGTATTTGAAGATGCAACACGCCAGAAAATTATGCCTCGCCAGAAAGGTAACGGGTATCTGAATTCTAATGATGTTGATCCAGAACGTCTACTTCATGTGTTTTGGGATGCGGTGCCATATAAGGACTTTAAAGAGGGTGTTTGTAAGACCCCCTACACTGAGCGCTTTGATATGCTTAAACGCATTGTGGGTGCTCTCAGACAAGACACAGACCAAGTTAATATCATTGATAGTCGTATCGTCAACAGTGTTGATGAAATTATTGACCATTTCAAGAAAAATGTAGAGGCTGGTAAGGAAGGTGTATTGGTTAAGAACACCGATATGCAATGGAAAGATGGTGATAGCAAAGATCAGGTAAAAGTCAAGGTAGAATTTGAATGTGAACTCAAGATCGTAGGCTTTAATCAAGGTAAGATTCTAGGCGAATGGGCAGACATTGTAGGGTCTATCATAAGTGAAAGTGTGGAGGGTAAGTTATTAACTAATGTAGGGACTGGAATAACCGATGAACTCAGGGAAGAAATGTACAGAAACCAATCTTCTTATATAGGGAGTATAATCACTGTAAGGTCCAATGATGTAATCGCAAACGAATTGAAGCCAGACAAAATGAGTTTGTTTTTAGCCAGATTGATTAAATTCAGACCAGATAAAACAGAAGCGGATACATATGATCGCATCATTGAACAAAAAGAAGCATTCATTTACACACTAAAAGCAATAGAGGATTAATTTTATGGCACAAGCAACAATTATTTTTGAAGACAGCGAGGAAGGCACTCGCATTGGTATGGATGTACCAGATATTGACGAACAACAGGAAATGACCCCTGCGCTTTTTAATGCAGCATTGATCAGCTTTATTATTGAGAAGAATTATCATCTACAATTTAAGGAAGAATTTATTAAACTTTACGAGGAAGAAATGAAGAATGAAGAAAGCGGGGAATAACCCCGCTATTTACTTTATCTACGCATACGATTGATCATTTCACGCCGATCATTATCGCGTATCGTATCGTCAAGGTTTGAGGTATTACCAACTGGTGTAACCTGTGTGTTGTTATTGTTAACTGTAGTATTTCCGTTACCAGTAACTACCGCAGAACTAGCACCAGAGTTATTATCAGCCCTTGACGAGCTTTCTTCAAAATTATTAACTGCATTGGTCATTGTTGCGGAGGATGAATTGCCACCAAAGGACATATCATCACTTTTAAATCCTTGACTTTGGTCCCCATCACCTGTTGCTTTAGCATCTTCATCGCCACCAATTTCTGTGTGCAACCAGTCATCAACGTTATCAAACGTTTCCCCCACTTTACTAAACGCATCTGATACCATATCAGGGATGATGTCAATAAGATTTTGCATAAACTCTATTGACTTTTCCTTAATCATGGTAATGGTATCACCAATATCAAATCCTTCAATGAATTGTTTAACATTATCAAACAAACCAAATACCCAATCAAAGAAACCATCAACCAATTTTTTTGTTTTCTTTGCAATAGTTTCTGTAATGTTTTCGGAGTTAATTAGATCAACTCCAAACCACTCAAGAACAGTATCGAATAATTTAATGATGTTCCCCCATATACTAGCAAAGCCTGCTATAATTCTATCTTTAATGTTTAGATCAGCTTCATCCATATCCAGTATATCACCAGCATTAAAAAACCCATCAATAAAGTCATAGATCGCCATTATTACAGCGCCAATAATCGAACCCTTCATACCAATTTTAAGAAGACTTAAGCCAACCCTACCAATACTACTCAAAAATCCAAAGACCGCAGTGATTCCAGTCATAATCCCACCAGTAATTAAACCTGCCAGCCCCGCAAGAATACCAAAGAATCCACCATCCTCGCCATCTTCACCACTAACCAAACCACCGATATCACCATCACCCTCTCTTTGTTGCTCGATATCAGAAAATTCGGACCGTTCTCTTTGTAGTCTTTGTTCATCTGCTAGGCGTTCTTCGGCTTGCACCAATTCATTCAAGTTGTTATTGGTTTCCTGTGATTCCTGCACTAGTGCGGTATCTTCCCCACCCCATAACATTCTGAGTTTGATTAGCTCATTCTCGATACGCTCAAGTATCTGATCATACTCTGTGATCTGATTAGCTTGTTGATCATTGATTTCAGACTCCATTTCCAATTCTTCTTTTCTGCCTAGTACATATTCCTTTTGTTCTTCGAGAATCTGAGCCTGACGCCTTTTAAGTTCCTTATCAGCTTGTCCTTTACTTTTGACAGAACCGCCTATGTCCTTTAGAATTTTAGCTGAATAACCTAAAAGTGGATTGGATGTCATTATAGCAGAAATAAATGTTTCGGCGCTTGGTAGGTTTTTTGCTAATCCCCCAATACCACCGCCCATTTCCTGCTTTACGGTTTCCTGTTCATCTTCAAGCTGATCAATCACATTAGAGAAACGACCAACCATCCCCGCCTGCTTACCACTACCGGACACATTAACCTTACCAACACGAACATCTTTCCTAACTTGACGTAGCTCGCCTAATGAACGTTTCATCATTTTAGTATTACCACTCGCCTGAGCAATAATAGCTTCATTCATCATTTCTTCCATGAGAGATACCAATTCCTCATCAGAAATATTTGAATCTCTCATCTTAAGAGAACGTTTCATTTTTTTCATACTTGATAGTGTGTTGACAGCAGCCATGTGCAAAGCCTCGTTATTTCTTATTAATTTTTTCTTCTATTTTTTTCATTTTGTTTTGCATCATTGTCAAATAAATCTCTCTTTCATATGGCAACATACTTTCAAGATCATCAAGCGTGAATCTGTTGGTTATATTTACTTTACTACTGGTTGCATAAAACAATGCGCTAAAGTTAGAAGTATAATAACTCTCAACAGATTCATGGCAAAGCATTAAGTAAAAAAACCTTCCAACCCCTGAATCTTAACTGTTTCTGTTTCGTCAAGATGCTTCTTATACACTTGCGTTTCGTAAAAGATTTTAGGCATTTTCTCAAAGAATTCTTTTATCTCCAACATAGGAATAGCTTCGATGTCATCAATAAATTCATCCATTTCTTCTTTTGTTTGATCTTTTGGGTCATATACTTCATTTTCATCAAAGATCACTTCAATACAACGGGACAATAAATCAGAATCTTCCGTTGAACCTTCAAGCTCTTTAATATCACGCAATGTAGGGTAGCGAAGCTTGATTCCAATGTTATTAGCTTTATCAACAATGATACTTCGGGCTTTCTTATCGAATTCACCCTGTACCTGAATATCTTTAATGTTAACACTCACTGTAACAAAATCAGTTTTCTTTACACCATTTTCATCATCGTAATTGTATCTGAATTTAACAGGGATAATTTCACCAACACTTTTTTCTCTAATACGAATAAAGATGTCTTCAATATCGAACATGGGTAAATCGTATACTTCAATATTATCCATAATACAATTAGAAAGAATCTGTGTAATAGCATCCAGCATTCTAGTCTTATCGTCTTTGCCTTCCTCTTTAGCGAGTAGCAAAATTTTCTGCTCAGCATTGGTATAGGGTCTGAAACTTACAGTTTTGTCGATTCCTTTCAGTTTATGTGTATAAGCTGAATGTTTAATTTTTGGTAAAGCCATATTAACCTAACCTTCCTATTGTTCCGTCGATTAATTCAAAAACTTTTGCTTTTTGGTCACTTGAAACAAAATCATTCAAAGCGGTTTGTGCTTTGATGCCATTTAATAGACCAACGCTTTTTCCAGTAGATTGTCCTGTTGTGTTTCTAACAATATCATCCACCTGATTGTATATATTCACGGCTTCACCCTCAAAATTAAGTCCTGTTTGCTGTTCTACGAAGCCTAGCGCCTTCTGTACGGCTGGATTACCCAATATAGGTGTAACCAGTGGCCCTAATGGTGTTTCAGACAAGGCGGCAACGCCAGATGGTTGTGTGACATCACTGTTTTGCCATGTACGGTATATAAACGTTACTGTCACCCTATGAAAATTATCCCCATCCTGATTTGATAAAGGCATGGATGAAATTTCACTAGGGAAAGCATCTTTCAATAATACCTTGTGTGTTGTCCTATCCTGTTCGTTAAGTTGTTGAATCTCGATACTAGGTGATACAAACTCATCAAAATACCCTACATCATGGGTAAGAGGATCAACTATTAGGTTTTGCCATTCGTCAAGAATATTTTTTTCAAGGAAATCCCTTGACACCACAAACGTAATATCTATTGGTGCGTAAGTAATTCCATATGGCAAATTAATATAGTCTGAGTTATACTTAGTCTCTGACATTGATAATGATTTGCCGGGAAATTCCGCACTATCACACATGATGTCAAGACCACGTACAACCTCTACACCGGAGCCTAAATATGCTTTAACAAGATCAACACCAAATTCACCAATAATAGGCTTTAGAAAATTACCACCATCCTGATCTTCCCCCTTCTTTTCATTAAGCAGGGCTTGAAGTGTTTCAGGTAATGTGATGATTACATTGAATCGGTTAGTTCTGGCTAACCCGTATTTTGTTACGTGTTTTACTGATTGTAATAAAGTCGCCATCGCTACCGCCTTATAAATAAATTATACTACTATTTATGAACAATATAGAGTAACCCATAATGGCAGAGAATAAAGACTACAAAAATACTACTGGTACTGAGTTAAAAATACTTCAAGACCTTGAAAAATCTTACTTTGAAAGTCAAGGCCCAAAATCCAGACGTAATATTAAAAAAAGTATGGATTGGTTCAGAAAACGTATTACAAAAAACTTTAGTAATGTTCGTACCGCTCGTATTTTTCGTGATCAAAGCATGTTTAAAAATGGAATGACATTGGGTAAGATGTATTTCTATGAATATGATGCACTTCACAAAGATACCTTACCGCTATGGGATAGATACCCTCTTGTGATCCCGTTTGATGCCTATAGATCAAAGGAAGGGAAAGAGATAGTGCTAGGGCTTAACTTTCACTACTTACCCCCTATACTACGTATGGCAGCGTTCAGGGCGCTATTGAAATATAAGAGTAGGGACAGGTTTGTTAAATCAACAAAATTGGATTTCTCATGGACAATAATTAAAGCACTTTCTCAAAGTAAATACTTTGAACATGCTGTTCATGCTTATAGAATGGATCATGTTAGATCGAAGTTTGTAGAGATTCCATCCCAATCATGGGAATTGATTTTATTCTTACCGCTACAGAGATTCCAGAAAGGATCAAAAACGCAAGCTTGGAAGGTATAAAAAAAGGGGCCGTAGCCCCTTCTCTTTCAAAATAATGTATTAGAATCTGGTTTCTTCTTAGGGCGTCCACGTTTTTTCTTTGGTGTGGCGTCTTTAGAAGCAGTAGTTTTGGGTTTAACTGGTTTTTCTACTGCCTCTACCTTGTCTTTGATTTCTTTTTCTTTTTGTTCCTTGATTCGTTCCTTTACCTTGACATCAGAATAGTCCACTTCATTTTCATTTACTTCATCATCATTAACAACAGGGTATTTTTCTAATGAGTCGATGGAATCAATGCCATCAATATGTTTATGTGCGCGTTCAATAGCTCGATCCACATCAGTATCTTTCATGTTAAGTTTAGGAACACCGAAAGCTGTTAATACTCGACCAGTGCTATACTCAGCCAACATATAACAACTCATCAATGAATTATGTGATCTGGTCAGAGCGAAGGTATAACCATTACGTTTGATTACCGTGATTATACCAACTTCTGCGTAGGCTGTATTTTTTGGTTGTTTGGTGTTAGTGGATGCTGTAACTTTCATTATGATTTCCTATTAGCTTAGAAGCAAACCTTCACCAGCGGCTTCAACAGCAAGATTAATCGCCTCACTCTTTGCCCCTTTGAGTGTAGGGACTCTTAATTCCTTGTCCATTTCCCCGTATGGACCGTACTTGACAAAGGCTGTGTAACCAATTCCATCCTTTATCACACCGATATGGTTCATAGAGCAATTGAAGTCTCCCTTGAACCCATCAATATACCATTCAGAGCGCGAATCTTCCTTTTCCCAACTGGCTTCTGTATACAGGAACTTGACAATATCAGCAACACCAGATTTTGAAATAACCTCACCGTTATCTATCTTAGTGCTTTCATCGTATTCAATTTCAAGTTCTTCTCTAGCAGATTCAATAGAAGATTTTGAAATGGCAAGTGCCAGTTCGTTGTTGGTGTATTCAGCTTCGCAGATAAGTTCGTCATTGGATAGGTTTGAGTATTGAATGTTTAGCATTATCTAATCTCCTAATTTAATTAACTTCTCTCTCACTCACCACACAAACATTATAGCATAATGAGTGTTTATGTATCTACCTGCATTCAAAAATATATTTGTATTTGGTGTATATTTTCTTTTCGAGAGCGTTTAAAGATTCAATACCAAATTTGTTTGCTCTTGTAACAAGTTCTGGTCCTTTCAACATAATCGAATTAAAAGGAATAGTCATCATAATTTAATCTCCTAGAAACGAAAACCCCTCACTACAAGGATATTATCTCATACTGAGGGGCTGACATCAATAAATATTTAA